GTGGCTCTTATGGTAGCGCCACAGCAGTTCCCGGCTACACCGTTGACGCCTACGGACGGTTGACGGCAGCGTCGAACACCACGATCGCTATTCCTTCTACAGCCGTCACGGATTTCACTGAGGCTGTTCAGGATGTTTCTGGCGCTCAGTTGGCCACGAATGGTTCCCACACTGGCATTACCGCAACTTACGACGATGCTGGTGACGGAGCCGTTGATCTAGCCCTTATTACCGAAAACGTTCAGGACATTGTTGCGGGACAGTTGGTTACCAACGGTTCTCATTCTGGTATTGCCGCTACTTATGATGACGCTGGTGATGGTGCGATTGATCTAAATGTTGATGATTTCACAATCACTCTGTCCGGTGACATTGGGGGCAGCGTTACTGTTACCAATCTCGCTAGCGCGACACTTGCTACAACAATCCAAGCCGATTCGATTGCTCTTGGGACTGACACCACGGGCAACTATCTTGCGACTCTCGCTGGTACGGCTAACGAGGTAGAAGTTTCTGGCTCTGGCTCAGAAACGGCTGCTGTAACCGTCGGACTGCCCAGTGCCGTAACCGTCACAACCTCCCTCACGACCCCTCTGGTCAATGTTTCCGGTGCATCTATCGTCATTGAAGGCGCAACGGCTAATGACTTTGAAACCACATTGACGGTTACTGATCCCACAGCAGACCGCACGATCACATTGCCGGATGTAACTGGAACTGTCATTACAACTGGAAACTTGAGTGCGTCTACGGAACACATTGAAGACACCGTTGCTGCCCAGTTGGTTACCAATGGTTCTCATTCTGGTATCGCAGCAACTTACGACGATGCCGGTGATGGGGCTATCGACCTTAATGTCGCTGATTTCACAATCACCCTGTCTGGCGATATTGGAGGCAGCGTCACTGTTACCGATCTAGCCAGCGCGACACTCGCTACGACAATACAAGCCAATTCGGTTGCCTTGGGTACAGATTCGACAGGCAATTACGTTGCCACGGTCGCAGGAACCGCTAATGAGGTAGATGTAAGTGGATCAGGTTCAGAAACCGCAGCAGTAACAATTGGATTGCCCTCCGCTGTAACGGTCACGACCTCTCTTACAACTCCGCTGGTCAACGTTTCTGGTGCGTCCATCGTCATTGAGGGCGCAACGGCAAATGATTTTGAAACCACCCTTACGGTTACTGATCCCACAGCGGATCGCACAATCACATTCGGGGATGAAACCGGCACCGTCTTTACGACGGCAAGTGTTCAAGCCCTAGCAAACGGTGTCACCGCTACGACCCAGTCTGCAAGCGACAACTCCACGAAACTCGCCACTACGGCCTACGTCGATACTGGTCTTGGTGCCCTAAGCAGCGATTCGATTACTGACGCTGACTCAGACACAAAGATTCAAGTTGAGGAATCAGCCGACGAAGACATCATCCGCTTTGATACCGCCGGTACAGAACGCATGACTATTGGTGCCACTGGCACCGTAACCATCACTGGTGACCTCACAGTCAACGGAACCACAACAGAGATCAGTTCCACAACGATTACCGTCGATGACAAGAACATCGAAATTGGTTCAGTCGCCTCTCCGACGGACGTTACCGCTGACGGCGGTGGCCTAACTCTGAAGGGCGCTACCGACAAGACATGGAACTGGGTCAACTCCACCGACGCGTGGACTTCCTCAGAACACATTGATCTCGCTTCTGGCAAAGCGTTTTACATTGCAGGCGCTTCTGTTCTAAACGCTACGACTCTTGGATCAGCAGTGGTTGCCTCGTCGTTGACAAGCGTTGGAACGATTGCCTCTCTCGCAGCCACTGATCTGACAGTTTCGGGCATTGCCACATTTAGCGGAACAATCGCTGGCGCTAGTCCACTCATCTTTGAAGGCGCTACCGCCAACGACTTTGAGACAACTTTCGCCATCACCGATCCCACGGCGGATAGGACAATCACGTTCCAAGATGCGACTGGCACGGTTGCCTATCTGGCTTCTCCGACCTTCACTGGTACACCTGCCGCTCCTACTGCGTCAGCGAATACGGGTACAACCCAGATCGCTACCACAGCCTTTGTGATGACGGAGTTGGCTGACTATGCGCCGCTTGTTTCTCCAACCTTACAAGGAACTCCTCTTGCCCCAACAGCGGCAGCGGATACGAATACCACACAGATTGCTACCACGGCCTATGTCCAGACAGAGTTAGGCGCTCTAAGTAGTACCTCAATTCTTGATGCTGATAGTGACACGAAGATCCAAGTCGAAGAATCTGCTGATGAAGACATCATCCGCTTCGATACGGCAGGCACGGAGAGAATGACAATTAGTGCCGCTGGTGTAGTTGCTACGGTGGGTGCTTTGACAGCCGGTGGAGTCCTTACGGCCAGTGGCGGTATTGCTGACGGAGCAACTGCTACTACCCAGTCAGCAAGCGATAACTCAACGAAACTTGCTACCACCGCCTATGTCGATACTGGTTTGGGCGCTCTCAGTAGTGATTCAATCACTGATGCTGACGGCGATACAAAGATTCAGGTCGAAGAATCTGCTGACGAGGATTACATCAGATTTGATGTTGGTGGCACTGAGAAGGGCTACATCTACGGTTCCGGTTTGACCATGACGGCTCCTATCGTTATAGATGGCGACTATGACTTCACAATGGCAACGTCGAACACTCAGATTCTTGGTCCTGCGTCCGGATCGGCTACGAATGGGAATGTGTCGTATTCGTTCTCAGGCGATGCCGACACGGGCCTTTTCCGTTCGGCAGCGAACACGATGGTATTGGCTACGGGTGGAGCCAATAGAGTAGTTATTAATGGTGATGGATTGGACATTGACGGTAACGTCTTGTACGACATCGACATCAAAGAGGTGAACCCGACTTCGGGGACTACATACACTCTTGTTCTTGCCGATAGAGGTCAGTTTGTTCGTATCGGTGATGAGGCTAATAACACTTCTGCCAATGCTGTAACGATTCCTCCGAATAGTTCAGTAGCGTTCCCAATTGGGTGTCAAGTTCAAATCGCGTGTATGGGTGGCGAAGTAACCATGGTTGCTGGATCTGGTGTAACATTGCGTTATACACCGGGTTTAAAGTTGCGTGCCCAATTCTCTACCTGTACCTGTATTAAGATCGCTACAGACGAGTGGGTTCTCGTTGGTGACCTTGAGGCGTAAGAATGGTATCCAGACAAGAAGGTAGAACCGGACCTCGCAAAGACGATGTCCCTAACATTGTCGGACAGACAACCACTAACGCTGACTCTCAGGTTGTAAGTGCTGGATTCGATGTTGGTTCTAAGACCACTACCCCCGCCACAGGGGCGCAATCAACCGACATCGTTGCTTCTCAAACCCCTTCAGCGGGAACGGTTTACCCACTGAAGGAAGACGTTGATTACGTCTACTACAGTCCTTACTTCCCCCCATTCTTTCCACCCTTCTTTCCTCCGTTCTTCCCACCGTTCTTCCCTCCATTCTTCCCACCCTTCTTCCCTCCATTCTTCCCACCCTTCTTTCCTCCGTTCTTTCCTCCGTTCTTTCCTCCGTTCTTCCCGCCGTTCTTTCCTCCCTTCTTCCCACCGTTCTTCCCCCCGTTCTTCCCCCCGTTCTTCCCGCCCTTCTTCCCGCCCTTCTTCCCCCCGTTCTTCCCACCATTCTTCCCACCGCATTTCCCACCACACTTCCCGCCGTTCTTCCCACCACATTTCCCGCCGCATTTCCCACCGTTCTTCCCACCACATTTCCCACCACACTTCCCACCGTTCTTCCCGCCCCATTTCCCGCCACACTTCCCGCCATCATTTAAATAGGAGATCGCTATGGTTGAATATGTTCCGAATCCTGCTTATGACCCAGACGCAGAGGGTCAGTACCCTCCGTTCAAGGGAGGGATCGGAGACCTTTTACCAACTGACACGCTTGATCTTTCAGAACTGATTCCGACAATGGATGAACCCGGTTTTACGGAAAAGTCCATGTATGACTTCAAAATCGCTTCACCGGATGGATCAAATCCGGACATTCTGAGTGATTACATTGGAAAAGTCACTTTGGTGTTCAATTGTGCCGCTGGGTGTGGAAACATCCCCCAACATACGGTTTTGCAAGAACTGCATGAACGGTATGAGGATGAGCCGGACTTCAATATTCAAGCAGTCGTAGTTGATGACTTCACTTGCCACGGATATCCAGAATTCAGTGATGGGTTGGAGGGATACGCTGAGGCTAATGATTTAGATTTGACACCGGGACAGATTGCACAAAAGTACGCTCGCGACAATTTCGGTGCCGAATACGCGTTTTCCGAACTGACTAAAGCCAGATTCGATAGACACACTTATGATCCTGAGTGGGTTCCCGGCGCAGAATACCAGCAAGAACCAGATGAGTTTTGGCTACATCTAGTCGGAGCCGACAAGTTGGAACGTAACGAAAATGGTGTACCACATCATTATGAGGTCAGCCCGTGGGCAGCAGAGCCGCAGGAAGAGGACCGTAGCAAGCCGGGGTTCTCTCCTCTTATGGGGAACTTTGAGAAATTCTTAGTGGACCGTACCGGCCATAGGCAGATCCGGTACAGCAGCAGTTTCCTGTTGGGGGAAAGAGGCCAGAACGGCAATCTCTTGCCATGGTGGGATACTGACGATCTTGACTCGCTGGGGCCGTGGCCGTCGGAGTTGCAACGACGGGGGATTACGGCTTCGCTGGATGCCCTCTGCAAAGACATTGATGCTTTCCTAGCGGAGTAGAAATCTGGTAACGTCCCTGATGTGGAAGAGAAATCACTTATAACGCCGGGTTATTTCGGTTCCTCTAAAGATAACATTATGATTCTCCATGATTTTGTTGATAAAATAGATCTTGAACATATGAATGCCTTTGCTCCACATATTTCCCAATGGGAAAATCCCAGAGAAACCGAATACGACGAGGACGGTGTTTGCATTTATGATGCGTCTTACTGGTGGGACCGCATGTGCAGCGGGGAGATCCTTGGACGGATCAATCCGTTCATGCACCAAATGATTGATAAATACATAGACAAAATGAAACTTGCCATTGAGGAAAAGTTCAAAGTTACTTTGCACAAGCGCCCGCCCGTGCTGGTCAGGTGGCTTCCCGGCAACGAGCAGTCGCCACATTCAGACAAGCAGTTGAACGATGGCAGCCCGAATCCGTTTCCCACTTATGATCTCAATTCAATTATCTATTGGAACGACGATTTTGAAGGTGGTCAGTTCTACTATCCGGAATATGACATAGAATTAGAAATAGAACCGGGTATGGCGGTTGCACATCCCGGCGACATCCACTACCTCCACGGGGTCAAACCGATAGTTTCTGGTACTCGTTGGACAACGCCATCCTTTTATACAATTACGGGATTACAGGAGCAGATATGGACATAGCAGGTTATTGCGGACATCCGGCCTCAGCAATTGTGCTGTACAAGAACGTTTGGCCAGAGGATCAAAACTTTGCTGAACGTTTGGAAGAGTGCATCGGTGACAGCACCCATGAATATTTTTCGTGGAAGAAGGCACTGGTGGGGGATTTGGAAGAGATGCTTGACTACCGGGATTGTTCCGATTTCAAATTTCGTGAGAGTGACTTCCCTGTTTGCGATCCTGCCTTCACGGAAGCAGGAGAGATTTACAGGGAGGTAATCACGGGAATACGGGAGTGCGTGGTTCACTATCAGGGGTTGTACAACCTCAGTTTGGAATTTGAGGAAGCAACCAATTTTGTCAGGTACAACGAAGGTCAACACTTCGGGGTTCATGCCGATCATGGATTTTCTTATAGCGCCACGGTTTCGGCAATCGGCTATCTGAACGACGGTTACGACGGCGGCGAGTATTTGTTGCCGTATCAGGACATCAAGTTCCTGCCGGAGAGGAACGATGTGATCGTGCATCCGTCCACATTCGTGTATGCCCACGCCTCTTTGCCGGTAACGAAGGGTACCAAGTATTCAGCGGTGACGATGTACGACTACAACGACCGTAATCATCAGGATCAGCAAGGAACTACCTATGCGCCTCCCTCTGGATACGGTTTCCCGCCTAGCGGGGACATGGGGGGCCAGATACTTCCGGCATCATGAAGGTAGTTGTCAGAAAGAATCATCAGAATCCACCTGAGATTCGTCAATCTCGTCTCAAGCGGGATTGGATGGACGATACCTACAACAAACATGCGTATAAGTGTTTGCCGTTGGGTGCGGCCAATGTGCAGGGCTGGGAGATGGTTCTTCA